AGGATGACGCTACTTATTCTCGCATGGAAAGCGAGATTACCGACCTCGGCAAGGAAATCTCCCGTATGGAGAGACTCGATGCTATGGATAAGGAAATGTCCAGAGCAACCAGCACTCCCCTCACCGCAAAGCCCGAGGCCCCCAAGGCTGACACCAAGGTGGGCAGAGCTTCCGATGCATACAGAGATGCGTTCTGGAATCACGCAAGAAAGCGTGACTCGTATGAGATCCGCAACGCTCTCCAGGTAGGCACCGACAGCGAGGGTGGCTACCTCGTTCCCGATACCTTTGAGAAGAAGCTCATTACTTCTCTTGAGGAGGAGAACGTCATCCGTAAGCACGCTCACGTGTTTACCACTTCCAACGGCTCTCACAAAATCCCCGTTGTATCCTCTCGTGGTACTGCGGCTTGGGTTGATGAGGAGGGTCAGATTCCCGAAAGCGACGATGTATTCGGTCAGCAGCTCATCGGCGCACACAAGATTTCCACCCTTATCAAGGTTTCCGAGGAGCTTCTCAACGACTCCGCCTTCGACCTTGAGAGCTACTTTGCTACCGAGTTCGCTCGTAGAATCGGTAACGCCGAGGAGGCAGCATTCCTCTCCGGTAATGGTAGCGGTAAGCCTACCGGTATCCTCGCTGATGTCGGCGGTGCTGAAATCGGTGTAACCGCAGCTTCCGAGACCGCCATCACCGCTGATGAGCTTATCGACCTCTTCTACTCCCTCAAGTCTCCTTACCGCAAGAAGGCTATCTGGGTTCTCAACGACAGAACCATCAAGGCAATCCGCAAGCTCAAGGATTCCAATGGTCAGTACCTCTGGCAGCCCGCACTTCACGAGGGTGAGTTCGACACCATTCTCGGTAAGCGCATCTACACCTCTCCCTACGCTCCCGAACTCGGTGCCGGCGCAAAGTCCATCGCTTTCGGTGACTTCTCCTACTACTGGATTGGTGACCGCCAGGGCGTTGCCTTCAAGCGTCTCAACGAGCGTTACGCAGAAACGGGTCAGGTCGGCTTCCTCGCTTCTAAGCGTGTCGATGGTAAGCTCATCCTTCCCGAGGCTATCAAGGTGCTTCAGCAGAAGGGTTCTGCGACCTAATTAATGGGAGGTGACGGTGATGGAAACTTTGCTTCCCAAGGTAAAGCAAAATCTTATCCTTGAACACTCGGCTGACGATGCCCTCTTGCAGAACTACATCACCGCCGCCATTGCCTATGCGGAGAGCTATCAGCATATCCCCGAAGGCACTTATAAAGAAACCGCTATGCCCGCCACCACAGAGCAAGCCGTGATTATGCTTGCCTCTCATTTCTATGAGTCACGTGACGGAAGTACAGGCGGTTTCTTTGCCGATAACCCCCAGGCGGCAACACAAGTATGGAACACGGTCAACCTTCTCCTTCGACTTGACCGAGATTGGAAGGTGTAATATGAGCTTCGGCAAAATGAACTCCTTTATCGACCTTGGTATTTTCCGCAAAGTCAAAGATGCAGAAGGTTTCGCCACTTCCGTATATGAGGGTGTAGCTTCTGTTCGTGCTTATCGAGAAGGACGTCACGGCTCACAACGTTGGGCGAACTTGGCGGCTTTCTCCGAAGCAACAGACCTTTTCCGTTTTCGTATCATCCCCGGTATTACAATCACGACCGACCACATTCTTTACTGCGATGGCGAGAAGTTCGACATTACTTCGGTTGAGGACGTGAAAGGTCGTGGAATGTATATCGAGGTTCTTGCCAAAAAGGTGGTGGCAACAAATGGCTAAAGTCGACATCAAAATGCCCGATGAGTTTCTTGAGAAGCTCTCCAAACTCGGCGCACAAACCGACGAAATCTCCGAGCGTGTGCTTGAAGCCGGGGGTGAGGTTGTTCTGGCGAAAATCCGCTCCAACCTCTCCTCTGTTGTCGGCAAGGACACCAAAGTGGATTCACGCTCCACAGGTGAACTTGAACGCTCCCTCGGTATGTCGAAAGCCAGAGTTGACCGAAACGGCAATCACAACATCAAGATTGGCTTTGCCGAACCTCGTTCCGATGGTGGAAGCAACGCCAAAATTGCCAACATCCTCGAATACGGACGGCACGGTCAGCCCGCAAAGCCCTTCTTAAAGCCTGCGAAATCAAGCTCAAAGTCGGCTTGTGAGGCGGCAATGAAACAAAAACTTGAGGAGGAAATCGGCAAATTATGAGCATCCTTGCAGACCTTAATAAAACGCTTGAAGCTCTCGGCATCCCTCTCGAAACAGGTGTGTTCACGGACACGGCTCCCGATAAATACATCGTTGTCGTTCCGCTTGTGGATACGTTTGCTTTGAACGCTGATAATACCCCAACCTACGATGTACAGGAAGCCCGCATCTCCCTGTACAGCAAAAGCAACTATGGTACGGACAAGAACAGAATTGTTCGTCTTCTGATCTGCGCTGATTTTACAATCACGGGCAGACAATACATCGGTTATGAAACCGAAACTGGCTACCACCATTATGTGGTGGATGTCGCAAAACACTATGAAATGGAGGAATAAAATCAATGGCTACAATCGGTCTTGATAAACTTTACTACGCCAAGATTACCGAGGATGCAGACGGCAACGAAACCTATGCTGCACCCAAATCTCTGGCAAAGGCAATGACTGCCGACCTTTCGGTAGAGCTTGCCGAAGCAACGCTGTATGCGGACGATGGTGCTGCCGAGATTGTTAAGGAGTTTAAGAGTGGTACTCTTTCCCTTGGCATTGATGACCTCGGTGCTGAAATCGCTTCCGACCTTACCGGCTCGACCATCGATGCCGGAGGCGTTATCATTTCCGCTGCCGAAGATGGTGGTGAGCCTGTTGCTGTTGGCTTCCGTGCCAAGAAGGCAAACGGAAAGTACAAGTATTACTGGCTCTACCGCGTCAAGTTCGGCATCCCCGCTACCAACCTTGCCACCAAGGGCGATAGCATTACCTTCTCTACCCCTACCATTGAAGGTACGATTCTCCGCCGTAACAAAGCGGATGCAAGCGGTAAGCACCCTTGGAAAGCAGAGGTCACCGAGGGCGATACTACTGTAAGCGCAACCACAATCACTAACTGGTATAAGGAGGTTTACGAACCTACCTACACCAATCCCGCAAGCGGAGGTGCTGAATAATGACAACTGACAGAACCGCTCTCATTAACATCGGTGGTGAGGACTATACGCTCGTCCTCACTACTAAGGCAACGAAGGAAATCGCAGGTCGCTACGGCGGTCTTGAGAACCTCGGCGATAAGCTGATGAAGTCCGAGAACTTTGAAATGGCTATCGGCGAGATCGTTTGGCTTATTACCCTTCTCGCCAACCAGGCACTTCTCATCCACAACCTCAAGCACAAGGATGACCCCAAGGAACTCCTTACCGAGGATGTGGTTGAACTTTTGACGGTCCCGGCAGATCTCGCATCGTATAAAACCGCCATCACCGAGGCTCTCTACAACGGCACCAAGCGTAACGTTGAGAGTGAAGCAGACCCAAAAAACGCGGTGGTCGGGTAAGTGACGAAGAGTTATTTACTCGACTCCTTTACTACGGCATCGCCCACCTTCATCTAAGTATTGATGAGGTTGGGTTGATGCCTTTTGGTTTGCTTCTCGACCTTTGGGAATGCCATAAACAGTTTAACGGCATATCCAAACCAAAGCGTGAGCATTTTATCGACGATATCATACCGGACGGAATCTAACGAAAGGTGGTGGTTAAATGGCAGATAACTTCGGTCTAAAAATAGGGCTTGAAGGCGAGAAGGAATTTAAGAATTCCCTTGCTGAAATTAACCAGTCCTTTAAGGTTCTCGGCTCGGAAATGAAGCTCGTCGAGTCGCAATTCGACAAGAATGATAAATCTGTCGAAGCACTCACCGCCAGAAATGATGTCCTCGGAAAACAAATCGAGGCTCAAAAGGAGAAAATCCAAGTTCTCCGTGCCGCCCTTAAGAACGCCGCCGATTCCTTCGGTGAAAACGATAAACGCACCCAGGCTTGGCAGATACAACTTAATAACGCAGAAGCTGCCCTCAATGGTATGGAGCGTGAGCTGAAAAGCAACAACGCCGCCATTGAAAACTCCGGCGAGGGTATGGATGATGCGGGCAAGGCTACCGACAAGTTCGGCAAAGAGATAGACGGCGCAGCCAAAGAAGCCGACAAAGCCGGTCCCTCCTTTGAGGGTCTTGGTGCGGCTTGCAAAGCGACCGCTGCCGTTATTACTGCTGCCTTCGCTGCTGTATCCGCTGCCGCCGTGGCTGCCGGAAAAGCTCTCGTTGATATGGCAACCGAGGGTGCTGCTTATGCTGACGATGTTCTCACCACCGCTACACAAACCGGTATCGCTACTGATAAGCTCCAAGAGTATATGTATGCCGCCGAACTTGTGGACGTTTCCACCGAAACGCTCACGAAGTCGATGGCGAAAAACATAAAATCGATGGCTACAGTAACCGATGTAGTTGGTGAAGCCACCGTGGATATGGAGAAACTCGCCAAAGCAGAAGCAAAAGCGCAGACCGCACAGCTCAACCTTGAAAAGGCTCAAATCGCCTATGATGAAGCCGTCAAGGCAAGCGGTGCGACTGTTTCAAAAGCCTATGCAGCCGTCGAAGATGCGATGCTCGGCGTAGAGTCCGCCCAGGTTACTTACAACGCAGCCGTTGAAAAGAATGGTGCTGACTCCGAGCAAGCGCAGAAAGCGGCTATCGCTTTACAGAAAGCACAAAACAAACTCGCCTCCTCCCAGGATGCTTACAACACAGCTCTTGCGGAAAGCGGTGAGGCTTCCGCTTCCGTTCAAAAGGCAGCGATTGCCCTTGAACAAGCACAAATCAACCTTGCTACGGCGCAAGCTGACGTAACAAGTGCTTCACAGCCCGTTGCCCCCAAGATGAACGAAATGTCCGAGGCTTACCAGAAACTCGGCGTTGCCGTTTATGATGCAGAGGGTAATATGCGTGACAGCGACACCGTGTATTGGGAAATCATCGATGCCCTCGGAAAAATGGAAAATGAAACCGAGCGTGATGCGATTGCAATGACAATACTCGGTAAATCCGCACAGGAGCTTAACCCTCTTATCGAGGCGGGTGCGGAACGAATGGCAGAACTCGGTGAGGAAGCCAAAGAAGCCGGATATGTTCTGGGCGATGAAGCTTTGAACGCATACGGCGCACTTGATGACCAACTCCAATACCTCTCCGTTGGTGCTACTGCAGCGAAAAACGCTCTCGGCACTATTCTTCTCCCCGTGCTTACGGAGCTTGCTTCGGACGGCGTGGGGCTTCTCGGTGAATTTACAAACGGCATCAATGATGCACAAGGTGACCTTGGAAAGATGGCTGATGTTATCGGCGATATCATCCCCAAGGTTATCGATGTATTTATGGAGCATTTGCCCACGTTGCTCGATCTGATTGTTACTATGGTAACTTCGCTCGGTCAAGCAATCGTTGACAACCTCCCCATCATTGTGGATTCGGCAACACAGCTCATATTCACGATTTTGGAAGCCCTTATTTCTGCCTTACCACAAATTGCCGACGGCGCACTTCAGCTTGTATTGGCTTTGGCAGATGGCATCATTGAGAACCTTCCCAAGCTCCTGGAAACAGCCCTCCAGGTGGTTCTCACCCTTGTGTCTGGCATTACCCAGGCTCTGCCGGAACTCATCCCCGCTATAGTTCAGGCACTCTTGGGAGTCGTTCAAACGATAATCGACAACCTCCCCTTATTCCTTGATGCGGCTCTTCAGCTTGTAAAAGCACTCGCCCAGGGTATCCTGAACGCCATCCCCTATTTACTCGATGCCCTCCCCCAGTTGATTCAATCGCTTCTCGATTTCCTGATGGGAGCAATTCCGCAGATTATTGAAGCGGGTATCAAGCTCATAACATCCATCATCGGCGCACTTCCGAAGATTATAAAAACTGTAGTGGCAGCGATACCTCAAATCATCAAGGGCATTCTTAAGGCGGTCATTAACGCCATTCCCTTGATAATCGATGCCGGAATACAGCTCATCACATCACTTGTGGGTGCGCTGCCGGAAATCATCGAAACGATTGTCGCAGCCATACCCGAGATTATCGACAACATCCTTACCGCTGTACTCGGCGCAATTCCGATGATTATTGATGCGGGTATCAGCCTTATAACCGCCCTTATCGGTGCTTTGCCTACGATAATTGAAACCATTGTAAACGCCATACCGGTGATTATCAATGGAATTCTTCAAGCTATTATGAACGCAATCCCGCTCATAATCGAGGCAGGAATACACCTCATCACTTCTCTGGTGGCGGCTCTTCCCGATATTGTAATAACTATCGTGGAAGCCATCCCTGTAATCATCGAGGGCATTCTCAACGCCGTGATCGGCGCAGTTCCGTTGCTCATCGATGCCGGTATTACGCTTATAACGTCGCTTATAGGTGCCTTGCCTGAAATCATCTTCACGATTGTGCAAGCCATCCCGGACATCATCGTAAGCATTATCGACACCTTGCTTGGAATGATACCGATGATAATCGAGACGGGCATCAAGCTCTTAACTTCGCTTATCACGGAGCTTCCTCGCATCATAATCAGCATCGTTGGGTGTTTGCCAGATCTGATTAACGGCATCATCAATGGTCTGCTTGGAAGCATCGACAAGTTCATCGAAGCGGGCATCAAACTCTTTATGTCCCTTATAACCAACCTTCCGCAAATCATCATCGAACTTGTAAAAGCAATCCCCTCTATCATCACTTCGCTCGTCAGCGCATTGATGAATGGACTCGGCTCTTTCGTTGACGTCGGCGCAAACCTTGTAAGAGGTCTGTGGGAAGGTATCCAGGGACTTGCTTCTTGGATTTGGGATAAGGTGTCCTCTTGGGCATCTGACCTTTGGGACGGAATCTGCGACTTCTTCGGTATTCACTCACCCTCTCGAAAGATGGCGTGGATTGGTGACATGATGATGGAAGGTCTCGCAGGCGGTATTGATGAAACGGCGGGCGAAGCAATCGACTCCGCTACCCATATGGCGAATGACCTCAACTCTGTATTTGATGACCTCTCTGCTGATCTGTCGACGTCGCTCCCAAGCGATATCAATGTGAACGCTCATAGTTCACTCGCTGACGGACAGGCGCAGCCGGGTGGGTTCGTTCTCCAACTCAACATTACCAACTTCAACAACTATTCAAGTGAGGATATCACCGAGCTTACAAACGAAATAATGGCAACCGCAGGTGCTTTCGCACAAAGGAAAGGAGTGGTGTTTGCGTGAATTATTTTATTTATAACGGCATCTAATCCACGGAAAAAGCCAAAAAAATCAGGGTTGAACCCCTGACCCCCAAAATGAACCCTTGACCGAAAAAATGAACCCCTCGACCCAAAAATGAACCCCTCTCCTTGTTTCTATCAATTTCTACGCCCAAACACAAAAATCCGTAAGAATGCATAATTCTTGCGGATTTTTTCTTTTATTTTTGTGCAAAACGAACATTTTTCGTCTTTTTACAAATCATGAATCTTTTTCGGTACATACAAAGTACTTACATTTGGTAGGTACATGGCTGGTACATGGTAGGTACAAGCTTTAAATTCAAATATAGCAGAAAGCCTTGCAAATAAAGACTTTTTCATTATTCCCCCTCTACTTTTCGGAATGGTAGAGGGGATTTTTATATTGGAATTGCGCAGATATGTGTTAAAATTTATTACACCCTCGCGAAAATAAATTTTAAGGAGAAACTTCATGGCAACTATTGCAAAAAGAAAAAACGGAAAGTATCTCGTACGTATATCTTGCGGAAGAGATATTATGACTGGAAAACAGATCGTTCGCGGAAAGACATTCGCCCCATCTAAACCTAATCTGTCAAAAAGATTATTTGAAAAAGAACTAAATGAGTTTATTGAGGAGTTTACCGAAGAATTACAATTTGAACGCAATCGAAAAAAGCCGGAGAACAAAATTGTTTCCGACTTCGCTAAAGAATACTTGGCAATTCAAAAAAGCACTCTCTCCCCTGCCACTTACGTATTTTATGAAAGCATAATAAATCAGCATATCCTTCCTATGTTTGGAAGAATGCGCTTGCAGAATATCAAAACATATCACGTCCAAGACTTCATATTATATCTCAATTCCATGCCACGCAGCGACGGCAAACAAGGGCTCATATCTCCGTCTACCGTCAAAAGATATACCACCGTACTACGCTCTATGTTGACATTAGCGTACAAGATGTACTATATGGACGATGACGTTGGCTTATCACGCCGTTTAACGTTTCCCAAAGAGCGTTATCAAGAGGTTGACGTGTTCACAATTGAAGAAACAAAAACTATCCTTGATGCCGCTAAAACAGAGCCGATTAATATCAGACTATTAATTGAACTCGCTCTTTTCACCGGCATGCGCCGCGGTGAAATCGTTGGACTCAAATGGTCTGACATCAATTTTGACAAACAATGTCTATCCGTTAAGCGAAGTATTTACAAACCCAAGGGCGAAAAGTCTATTGAGAAAGAGCCAAAGTCACATTCAAGCTTTCGCACTATCGCTATTCCAAACTGCCTATGTAAAACGCTGCGGGAGTACAAAGGCTGGCAAGAAATGCATTCCCTATCCCTTGACACTTGGCAAAATCTCGATTACATATTCACGGACGACATTGGCAACGTAATGAATCCACAAACACCAACAAAACAATTTTCACACTTTCTTGCAAGACACAACATCCGACATCTAAAGTTCCATTGCCTGCGTCACACATCTGCTACTATACTTCTTGCTAATGGATGCGATATTAAAACCGTGTCCGCACGTCTCGGACATTCAAGTATCGATACCACAGATATCTACGTGCATATGCTCGAGAGTGTTGACAGACAAGCAATCATATTTTTTGACAATTTTTTGTAATAGGTAATGAAATTCTGCTTACATGAATTTGCTTATGTGAATTAAACATAAATATATCGACAATTCATCTGTATTTTATACTCCTAACCACTTGGCTTCCCTTAAAAAGAATAATATGTTGTGAATCGAATTTAATGTTACAAATTTATATTGTATTTTTTTGATATTTGTGTTATAATTTAAACTAAGAATAGGAATATCATTACAATTGAATATGGTCAAGTATTATCTTTTCTATCGCTTGCTCAATAATAAGATTATTGTCAACCTGCCCCTTTAAATTTTCTATAATCTCTCTATATGAAATTGTAATTTTTAGAGGCGGGAGAGATAAAATTACATTTGGATAATCAAATGTAAAGCAGTGATTATATCCTGTGCAAAGTGGATCATAAGAAAATAGAGTTACTGCCGGATCATTTTCAATATAACGATTTATTTCTTTTTCTATTTCTCTCAAAGCACAATTAATTATATTTATTGTTTGGTTGTGATTCTTAACAATTTCGTAAAACGATGAGTTGAACATTTCATATCCTCTACTACAAAACTACATCCATACTATATCTATATGTATGGAAAAATCATTATAATTATGCCCATTTTTGGAGGAAATAATCATGTCAATGGATTATAGAGCAATTGATTTTTTAAACAATTTTGATGAAGAAACTCGAAAACACATAATTGAGTTCGGCAAAAGAATATCATCAAAAGATTTGGAATCTGATGTTTTTCTTGTTATGGCTAGAAAAGCAATTTGTTTCGTTGATTTTCTTCGTGAAGTTAAATTAGCTTATTTAAATGGCATCGTTGTTTCTGATAGAATCCTCGACATGAATACTGACTGGTTGAGAGGAAAATCAATTACCGTTATTGACGATGCATTAGTCTCTGGAACTACATTAAAAAAGGTTGTTGACAAGCTAAAGAATTCAGGGGTTACTAAAATCCAAATCTTTGTTCTATCTATCAACAAAGATTGGTATAATCCTGAAATGCTCACAGATTCTAACAATTGCACCTATCTGGCAATGCCACGATACTATAATACAAATGAAAAGTGCATGCAAATGTGTTACGACATTGTTAAGGCACTGTCTACTGTTCCTAAGCCATATGATATTGACTTTCCCTTGTACGGAGAATATAGCATAGATAAAATAAAATTAAATGAGATGCTTAATTCATCGTGGGCCGCTTTTAATGTAACATCTTCTTCGCACATTTCAAATAGCTATGCTAGCAAAAAAAATGCTCCTAAAAGCATTTTGAGCGAATACGAATCCATAACTTTTATACCTCCAGAAAGTATTATTAAAGATCTTTACGTTCTTACTGGCATCGACTTCAAGAATTCGTGTATATTAAAAATTAGATCGTATATCAGAAAACGCACACGCAAAACATCACAATATACAATTTCCTTTTTACCCTTTGTAATCTTTAATGAAATTCTTGAAAGTGATATTGATTGTATTATTGAACACTTTTTCCACACACCGGAAACACAAGAAATAGTTAAACACGAACTAACAACATACGAATCAAAATTTAGATTAGTTCAATTTGTAATATCAACTTTCTTAATCAAGATTTTCTTGTCTGATATGAACTTTTGTGACGAGGAGGTTTCGGAAACCACATCATCCGAAAAAAACTTTTGCCCAATAGCAACAAGAATGTATTATATATTCACACGAAACGTTGTAAATCTTATAACTAGTCTAGTTAATAACGATTTCATCTACACGGATACTTTATCTATCTCCTCTTCTTTTTGTAACACAGAAGACTACACGAATATAGAAAGTTCATATAGTGAAAATTCTCTTGTCACATATGATATTTTGGCAAACAAATTTATGGATCTTTATAAAAAAAGAGAAATAAAAGCTCGTACTTTAGCAAAAAAACATGGAAAAAATGTTTTTAATTTGCCACAATATCAAAAGGACATGAAAAGATTGGAAGAAGGCTATACATTTCAAAATCTTGTCTATTCGCTCGAAAAAAGCAATAGAAGAGATTTCATTGTTTCAGTATTTCTTGATTTCGCAATTGACACTGGAATTGCAGTTCCTATTACATATGTCAAAAACCAAAAAATTGTTCGTGCATATAGGCACGGAGAAGATGTGATTTTTACAGATGTTGAAGCCAAACAACTTACATTTATGTTGAACTGTTTTTTGGAGATTTCTGAAAGAAAAGAAATTCCTGCCTTGTTGCTAGAAAAGCTATTAACCACATTTATTCGTTTTGGGTTACATGATAGTATTTTTGAAAAATATGATTATAAAAATATTCATTCGCAAGAACGTGATTTCATTAAGATTGCTTACTATATTCACGGTACAACAACATTGGTTTCTAATACCAAATCACTAACAAATAGCAAACCAATTATAACATCTGATACAAAATCTAGATGGTTGAAAAATGTTTTGGTTTCCAAAAAATTGCTTAAAGAGATACCTGGCAAAACAGAAGATTTGTATACATATTATATTGATGATGATGTAGCCCAAAACTTGTTAAAGGAACATCAACCTTTAGAACGCGGAAAGATAGCTAAAAGAATTTCACGTGTTATTGGATATTTATATAACAAAAAAATTATCACGGAAAAAGATTTGGTCTTACTAAATGCATCTTTTGGTCATGATCAAATCATTCCTGCGTTGCTTGCTGAAGTTCGTGTGATTTTAGATAATTACGATTTTTTCAAGCATATTGTGGTAGATAATTTTGATCGCTGGCATGCTATGAATGCAATCGTTTCATTTAGAAACAATTATTTTTTCACGGCACAAAATAGCGGTTTTATGAAATTAAATAGCTATTACAATCAAGAGCCTAGAACTATATTAGAAAGAGTTAAAAAAAGCAACCCCGGAGATTTTGAAACAGAATATTTTTATGACGAATTCGAACGCTATTGGAATGAAAAATTGTCAAATACAAAGGAAGAAATCCCTGCAGAAATTGAAAGACAGATTAATTTAGCAGCAGTGTTCATTATTCAATATGGTCTTATATTTAGAACTATAGAATTGATTATTTTCCAAAAACATATCGGGAGCAAGGGGGTACAACAATACTTTACTAATTTAAAAAATGAAATTGACAATAAATCAGCAAGTAAAAGAAATGAAGTTGTTCAAGTAATAAGAGAATACAATGAATCATTAGGAAATTCAAATATTTTCTCTTATTTCAAAATAGCTGGGTTTGAAGTAAATAGTAATACTATCAAAGATGATGCATTAGTTGAAAATATTGTAAATGGTACTCCATTAAAAAATGACATTAAAAATTATATTACATATTTCAAAAGATTTTCTACATGTGGTAATTTGTTAAATTATGAACAAGCTATTGATTTTGCCAATTCTGCTTTAAATGAGGGGGCAGAAGCAGATCTTAAATCTATATTTAAACATTTAGAAATGCTTAATCAAAGAGCTGAAGGTTTCATAATAAAAGGATGTAAATATATTAACAACAGGGGGGAAATTGAAGCTCCTGTTGAATATCCAAATCTTATTATTATAAATAAATGCCAGGATGATGCTAACACAAATGTATTTCAAGAAATTCAACAAGAAGTAAAAGATAGGCAGAAAAAAATACGCGAAGGGAAAAGCGAAGCTGAACTTATTTCTCAATACTATAATGGTCGATTACTGATTATGGCTCGCGGTGCAAAAACAGACGAATCGTTGGTTAACTTTGCATGCCATATAGAAACCACTTTGAATTGTGATAAAAAATTAAGAATAAATACAATTCTCAATTTAAACAGTGCGTGCTCTCCATATCGCTTTGAGTCGTGTATTGCTTCCGCAAATGTTATTAATTTTTTCGAATGGTATGAAAAATTTGAAGAAATACATAATTTTGACAGCCATTTTGTAATTTTATCTGAATCTGAAATTTCGATAAAGAACACTATCTCGCAACAACTCGAAAAAACAATAATAAAGAGTCAACCATATGCTGGTTTATTCGGAAAGGAACATTTCGCTATGTATTTAAATAAAAATAACGGTACACTTTTAAATAGTTCAACTAAGGGATTTACTATTGGAGTGATTTGTGCAAAGGAGAATGAAAGAAATGGAATTTTGAAATCACTCGAAACAAATTTTAATGCGAAGTTAGAACCACAAATTGATAAAAAAGAAAACCATAGATTAATTGATGTTGGCATTATTAATTGCTCCAGGTATAGTCACACCATCATTGTAACTAAATGCGAGCAAGGTAATACATCAGCAGCGAACGCATATTCAAGTTTAGTTCACTTTAAACCTGATTATGTGGTTTTTGTGGGAATAGCAGGAACATGTAATCCCAAAGAAGTGAATTTGGGAGATGTTATATTGCCATCAGAAATAGTTGATGCTACATTGAAGAAAGAAACAAATGATGCATTTCAACTCCGTGCATCATCGTATCGCATTCCAGGAAATCATGTTGGACTAATCCAATTATTTGTTCGACTTATGAGTTCAAAATATAATGAATTCAAGTTATTAAACAGCAGAATTATATCCGATAACTCCGTATATGCGTGCGATGATAGTGAAATTCTCAAGTCCGTGCTAAAATATAACGACAAAATCGACGGAATAGAGATGGAATCAGCCGGAATATATTCAGCTGACTATGAGAGAAACAAAATCAAATATGGCGTGTTTACTATTAGAGGTGTTTCCGATAATGCGAATACCGTTAAAAATGATACATATCATGAGTTAGCAATAAATAATGCATCGCAGGTGTTTTGCGACTTTCTCAATTTTATTTCCACCCACATCAATGATATTAAAGCTATGAAATAAACAGTCCCCCTAATTTAGGAATTCTCAAATTAATAATAAGAAAGCGTTTGGCGAAAATATTTTTGCCAAACGCTTTCTTATTATTAGTCAGCCGACCATCTGCTCTCAAAATCCGTTACATCAAGCTTTAATTCTTTTTCCATTTTGTCAATAATCATCTTGCCTTCTGATGTATATTTAAAAGCACTTTTGTGAGTTCTAACAGCATCTTTAATATTCTTTAATGATCCTTTGTTTTTTACCCAGTTTTGAGGGCTAAAAATTTTATTATTATCAACAGCTTCTGCAGATGCATTTTCAAATGCCATATTTAAGCATGTTCCCGACATCTCAATAATCGTATCTAACAAATCTGCTTGCTTTAATCTTTCAAGCACCTTTGCAGGATTTGGAACCGAATCGGGCATACCGGCAATAACACAAAAGAAGACCGATACAGCATACAAATGGTGAAAAGGAGCATACGATTTCATAGCCAACAATGTTTCGTTTAAGCCCATTGGATTTTCAGGTGTCCATTTTGCCATTACCGCCTTATACATCTCATTAAGAGCTTGAACCTTTTCGGGTGAATAATCTTTGTAAAAAATCTGATCAAAATATTTGTCAAATATTTTTGTTTCACTATACGAAATAGTAGGACGCTGAGAGTGCCAAGCAATTAACTGTTTTCCCAAATCCGTTAGGTTTACCACATGATTGGTATTATATCTTACCGGATCGACATTTTCTCCGCGTTTAGTAACGAAATAACCATCCGTATAATATTGCTCATAGGATTTTTTCATTGCAAGTATTGCTTTATCATTACTACGGAGATCACGAGCCTTAACCGCACTTTGCGAGTTGGTACACGTACTGATTTTATCTGCTTTTTCAGCATCGCTTATCTCGTAAAATCTAAACATAATATAAGCATTATCAGCATGTTTCGCCGATTCGCTACAACTATAAATGGTTGTAAGAGATTGGCAACCGTTTACAACGTTTAATTCTTTAGTTATTAACGTATTCCCTGCTATTTCAAGTTTTGAGCAAATTGCGGTAATTCCATTATGTAAGAAAAAGAAATCTCCCGGATTACTTTTTAATGTACGCGCAATACCTTTGTTCACTTTATTGCTGTTTCCAAGTGATTGTCTAACGTTCTTTCTGAATAAACTTTGGTCTTTTATACCAGGAATTTTAACACACTCTTTAAGTGGCAAGGCTACCACTACGGCTTTTGCTCCATTTACTGTTAAATTGATATACTTGCCATCTTCCAAATTGAATTCATGATTAATATAAGGTCTGGCTTTATTAAGCGCTTCATCATATCTGAATTTCAAAGTATCATTATCAACAAGGACAATATTAGCATTAATCTCTTCATGATCAGCTAAAAGCTTCTTAAAAGCCTCTAAATCCTGCTTTGCGGATTCCGTCAAAACAGCCGTGGTAATCAGCTCGAAGCATACTTCATAATTATCATCCAATGCCGTTGAAAGATCATGAATTTTTACTTTCAACTTTTCATTTGCGGATTCTTGAAGTTTTGATAAATCATGAATCCTCATATTTGTATACAGAATTAAGATGCTTGTCCGATTTTCTATAGTAAATTGTAGGAAGAAGTCCAATAAACTCTTGCCATCCCTCTATAACTGCATTGAGCTTTGATGAGAACTCATCTCTCTTCTCGACACTCATTCTCCCTATCTGACTTTTTATAAAATTGAGGGCAGCGGTTCTACGCGGAACATTAATGCTTTCCGTGGCCAAAAGTTCTCCGCGGTATGTTTTATAATTTGCTAAATCCTGATTTTGCAATTGAAAAGGATTGCTATGAATGGCATCAAGATATTCCGCAATACTTTTACAAGCGCACTCGCTACTTTCTACATAGTATGCAACTAAAGCTCCAGTAAGATTATAATGGGATTTAGCAAGTTCTATTTTTGTTTCCCCAACAATACCCTTGGCAATATCGTCCGTGTTTGGTTGTAATACTACAACAAAACTGTTTTGCGTACCTGTTGGACAATTTCTATTAACAACCGCAGGGGTATACGCTGCATCGTTATAATTCAACAGATTTACACACGAAAGCCCTTCAAGGACATTGCTTTTTCCACTCTCGTTTTTACCTATTATAGCGGTAATTTGAGGCTCTATAATTATTTCAGATTCTTTATAATCGCCTATAGATTTGTAATTTATAAGTCGGACAGAATGTATATACAAGATAACACCCCCTAAATTTTTCTTTTATTTTTATTATACCATAAAATTCCTCTTTTTTCAACCGTATTATATGAACAAGACGGCAGATTTCTCCGCCGCCCTTTTCTTTGCTTACTGCGTATCAAATTCTTACTTTACCGAATCCCAAACTCCGCTTTCATTTCCTTGATCAGCGCCTCAAGCTTAATCTCGCACTCTTCCTCGCTATCGGCGTAGATATTCCTTGCGATACGCTTTCCGTTGACCGTCGGGGTATATCTCCCTTCCCACACGTTCTTGCTGACCTGGTGGACTGAACCCGTTCCACGCTTGCGATATTTGGGCTGGTAGGGCTTAAATTCCACCGTTTTAGGCTTGTCCGCATCATTTGTAGGTTCTTGTTCCTCACAGTTTTCATCGCCACAGGAGGCGTCATAAGCGGCCACATCTGCGCCGAGGACTGTGCCGATAGCTTCGTCGATCTTCTTGGCTGCATCGCGTTTCATCTGCTCGGAGCTATGCGCATAGACGTTGAGAGTTGTTTCCACACTTTCGTGTCCTATCGTGCTTGCCAGGGTCTTAACATCCATCCTCAAACGATACATTTTCTCCAGTTGAACTTAAGAATCCAGTTTGAGAATATGTTTCCATCAATTTTGGCATCATTGAAGAACAAATGCCCAATGAAGGCGAAAACTTTTGATCTTCTAATACCGTTTTTATAAGCATCAATATAGCCACAGCGTTTTTTCTAACAATCTCTTCTGCTTCTTTATCTGAATGTGCAACGCCATAATTCTCCAGAACGAAATTCAACAATACATCGTTCTGCAACAGCTTAGTTATTATCCTTTGCTCGTCTTCGTTACAGTCAACAAGCTCAACCTCTTTATGTACCACCTGTATGAATCTGTTGAGTATGTCGCAAAGAACATCAAATTCTGTTCCATACTTAGCGGCATATAAGGATTGATAAGTGACACCTATCTTGCAGTCAAAAGGATCGTTAAAATCCAGTGGTTTGGAACAATGCAACGTGCCAGCTTCAAGATTCTTCAACGAATACCCATTTGTATCGAAAGCTCTATATTTATATAATTTTCCTTCTTTTGTATCCCTTAGTAGAAAATTATATAGTTGAGTCTGTATTTCAGTTGCATCTTCGTCTGGCGAAATATTAAAAATCAAATTAGTTAAAAATTCTTTTTTCTCATCTGAATTTATCATACAGGCCTCTTAACACCAATACTTTATATCAAAATCCCATTACAATGATCCACCTCATGCTGAATGATCTGAGCCGTCCAGCCGGTGAAGTTTTTCGTGCGTGTTTGCATTTCCAAGGTCTGATACTGAACCTTGATGGTCTTATAGCGCTTGCATTTACGGGGGTCACCAAGAAGCGACAGACAGCCTTCCTCGGTGTCGTACACCCCGTCCTTCTTGATGATCTCAGGATTTAGCATAACCGTGTATGTAGGAACTCGTCCGCTCTCATCTAGAAAAGCGATAATGCGCTTGCGCACACCGATCATATTTGCCGCCATACCGACACAGGTTTCCCTATGCGCCATAAGCGTATCCAGCAAGTCCTGTGCCACTTGCAAATCTTCTTTCTTTGCGACCTCCGACTTCCCTGCAAGAAAAATGGGATCGTGCATTAGTTCCTTAATCATAGTTTTTCTCCATTTAAGAACGCATCGGCTTCTTCTCTACTCTTGAAAACAATAATATTTTTATCTCTGTACTTTTCAAGCAATTCAAGTACTTTAGGCTTTTGCTGCTCGTTGTAGCTTTTTATAAACTCGATGAATTCCGCATCTTCCTCGGTTTCGATCCACGGCATATCGCTACGCGGCTTTCCGCGCCGCTTTTTGATGCCGTCAAGGCAAACATCAAGCGGATAGTCGAGAAAAATCACCGTATCGCACGCCGCCATTCGCAGCTCCATGGTAGAGCCGTAATTTCCGTCAATGATCCACTCGCCTTTTTCGAGGACGGCTGATAACCGTTCTAAAAACACGCTCTTTTCTACCGTAGTCTTGTCCGCGTTCCAATACATCATATCAAGATGATACAACGGAATTCCTGTTTTATCGTGTAATGCCCTTGCGAACGTACTTTTTCCGCTTCCGGGGCAGCCGATTACAATAATTTTCTTCATTTCTGATTTCCTTCGGTTATCTGCTTTTTAGCCCATGCAAACAAAACTTCTGACATTGTGCCAAACTCCACAGTATCGCCGTTTTTCAGCTTCAAGAAGATTTCAATAATCTTTCGTTCATCGGCTGAAACTACGCCGAGCAGGTCTTTTTGAGTTTTTATGTATTTCCCCGTCTGCTTGAAAGCGATAGCCTGTACAACAAATGAGGCGGATTTATACAGTCCGTACAAAATTTCATCACTCTTTTCGTGAAGTATATTATGTACGCATCCGTGATAGATGTTACACGCACCGATTTTAA